GTCGTCGATCGCCCCGAACTTGCGGAATATCACCGCCAGTTCGCGCGCCTCGTCTCCGAACAGAGGACTGTGACTATGGCCGTCGACGCGCATTTTGACCTTACCGACCTCGCACGGCAGGAACTTGTGAGGCTTGCCGCTGTCATCCGGTTCGGTCTCAATCTCTTCCTCGTCGTGGGCCATCTTAAGCTTCAGGCCCACGTCTCCGATCTTGTTGAGAGGGTCTTCGATGACAAGTGCGGCCTTCTTGATTCGTCCCGAACCGCTCTTTTTGAGGTCCGCAGAGTGCTGATGAGATCGCACGCCCTTTTCGCTGCGACCTGAAATAACCTCAGTCAGGCCGCTGGCCTCCAGAAACATCTGTTCGAACTTGTCATATTCGTGGAAAATGTCCGCCGGCATGTCAGGCTTTAGTTCCTGAACTTTCGCGCTGGGCAACTGATCGAAAAGGTAACTCCCGGCCCCGCCGAAAGCGGCCATCTTTTCCTCCGTCAGTCCCATGAACCCCGACCCGATCTTTGCCGGGTCCGCCTGCCTGTCGAGAATGTCGTCGATCTGGTCCAGCCTGGTCAGCAACTTTTCTTGCAGCGGGATCAGCGTATCGATATGAGCTTTGCCCCAGAAGTAGTTGTACTTCGGGTAAGGCTGAATCTTCGCGAATGGGTGTTCGCCGGGATAGAACAAATTGCTTTTCGAGGGGTCCAGTCCTCGTTTTGCAGCCCGGCCGAAAAGGTCGATGACGTTCTGAGTCGCCTTCTTGTAGCTCTCGATCGTTTTGGAGCTGTCGCCGATCAGAATATCCGGCTCGATCATGTGAAACACGCGATAGTCAATCGCGCTGTCATCCCAAGCCCAAAGTTCGGTGAACCGAACCACAGGCGCACTCGTGTTGGCCTGATAGGTGGCCTCGGGCGTGTAATCGGGATTGACCTGTCCGAACAGCGTTCCGGACAGGCTTGAACCCGTAGACCCTGCAATCATCATGCGTTGCAGCATTTGCGGGAACGGAGACACGGTGTCTCGGTTGACCACACTCATCTGCGGCAGTTTGTCGCCATGACCGGCTCTTATGAGCCGCCCCGCCGCCTGTTGATAAGTCAAAAAGTACGTGTGGCAGAAGCACTCTTGCGAATCCAGGTCTGAAACGCTTTCACGGTACACCCCGAAATTTGCCGGGGGAACCAGTTCGATGAACAGTTCCTTGCGGTCGCGATTCCATCCGATCTTGGTCAGCATCGTGTCGTAAACAAGAGACCACGGGATCGCGTCCATGATCGCCGCCGAAATGCCGCACGATTGGAAGTCGTCGTTGAAATCGTCCTGCAGCGCGACGGTCTTCAATACCTCCAGGTCGTCCGCGCTCGAATCCGCCGTGATGTGATAAAAGGCATGATCCGGAGCATACAGGAAAGACGTGACCAGATCGATATGGCTTTCCAGTTTGTTGATTGGTGCGCGCGAACCGCCGCTGCATCCGTACAGGTAATTCTGCTCCCGCCACTGGTACAGCTTGTCGCGCTCGTCGCGCGTGGACAGGCATGCCTCGATCAGATGGGATACACGCTTTCCAAGCTGCTCCTGGTCGGTGGGGAAAATCATCGTTACACCTTGGCGGGGCGGTGCCTTGCCTCAACGATCGCGTTCGCCTTTGGTCCGGGAATGGAGGCAGAAGCATCGCGGCTCACCCCGATCGCGACCTTACCACGGATATCGACGGGTGCGGAACTCGGTACGCATATCGGCCCGTTGCGGCTCACAGGAGCGGAAAACCCCGGACCAAAGTTCACTACCCCAAGGTCTGGCGAGACGGCCGGAACGTCGATGCGCGGCGCGGCCCGGTTCAATCTAGAAGGCGACGGGCTGTTGAGATTCGTCATGTTATGCTGGTCTGCGATTGAGCGCAGACGCGCGTCCATGCGCGGCGCGACCGCGCCGATGTGGCCTCCGCCCGGAACCCAATTAACGCGCACGCATCCGCAACTCGGACAAGGAGGGTTAGCCTTCTCATAGCTGTGGAACTCGTGTCCGCACGCCATGCAATACCAATCTCTGCTAATCATGTCGGTACCGTTATGTTGCTGCGCTTCAGGTGATTGAGGATCAGCCTGTTGATCGGCTCATCGCCGCCGTCCGCTTCGATCTGCGCTGCCCTGTCCCGCGTCATGCGCAGTCCGGTCAGCATCGGCTGAAGCCACTTGCGCCAGCATTCATAGGCCATAGCTGCGGTGATGGCGCGGTCATCGTTACCGCCTCCGTCCGCCGATATGGAACCGTCCTCGTTCACAAGTCGGCGCATTTCCTCGATCAGCGGAAGGGATCGAATGTGCATGCGGCCGAGTTCGACTGCATCTTTAAATCGTGCCATGAGCATACGCTTAATGTCATCGGTCGTGACGATGTGATAAGCCAACTCCCCTGAAAAAGTATCGATCCGCTGGTAGTAAAAGTCACGCATGTTGCGGAGGCAGTTTCGTAGTTCGAAATTGTCACTCGTTGGGGGCATTTGATTGAGGCGGTCTCTGACATGCTGCAACTCCGAGAAGACGGCCTTGCCGGGTCCGTTCAGTTCCAGGATGACGCGCGAGTCTTTCTGGCCATAGAAGCCAGCAAGGTGCGCTAATGCCCATGCGGTTTGATAGGTGCTGAACTCGTTGGTGCAATATTCAGCCACTTGAACCAAGCACTCGGCATAAGCCCTCCAGACTTGTATGCAATTGTTGTCTGCCTGATCGGAGGAACCATATGCAGGGTCACAACTGACGACGTAGTACCCGAACTTACTGGAGTGCTCCCATACTCTAAGTTCAGCCCGTAAATCCGAGACATTATAAACCTCCGTATCCTCCCACCGCCGCGTCATCCGGTACTTGAACGTCTGGAACGGATGCTTGTGAGCGTCGCGCGTGATTTGAGTCAGTACCGGGGCGGTGAAGTATTTCGATCCCGTGCTCTGGAAAGCGTCTTCCTCTGTGAACGGAAACTCCTGATCCATGATCGTCTGGTCGTTGGCGAACTCGTCCTCCAACTTCCACCGATACCAAGCTATCTGCTGAAGACTTATTTCGAATCCGTACTGAGACCGTACAGCTCTAACTCGCTCTCGCTCCAGCGTCGTGAGGCGTGAGTTAGGAGCAAACGCCTTAAATCTGGGGTCATCAACGTGGAAAGCGTTGCGCTCGTCCCTCCACCAGCCGGAGAAGATGAATCGCACGGTCTTTGATTGTTTGGCATCTTGCACCCGATCATAGAAGTGGTTGAACCCGTTCGCCGTGCTCTCCCAAATCTGTAGGCGGTGCGGGTAGATCGACGACACCGAGGAGGAGAACGCCTTGAGGTCGTCCGGATTGGCATAGAACGCGACCTCAGTGCCGTGCACGTAGTTAGCTGCACCCGAGCGACCAAGACCCCCGCCGCTGTTTTCGGCAACACCTCCGATCAGATAGGCAAAGCTTGACCCGTTACTCAGCAACAACAAGTCGCGGTTGTGCTTGAGGATGTTGGGTCGGAACTTGCGCGACTTCCCATTGATCGTGATGCTCGGCGGCATCGACTCCAGCATCATCTCTATGAGAGCGCGCCACTTACCCAGCGCCTTTTCCTCGTGGAGGATGAACGTGCCGAGCAACCCCTTGTATTCCAGCGCATAGAAGAAATCGATCAGCATCGCCAGCGTGGTTGCGCCTTGCTGACGGCCTTTGAGAATCACGAACGTTGTTATGCCTTCGTCCAATCCGTTGCAGATTTCCTCAAGGATGTAGGTCTGTGATCCGAGGAACCGCACTTGAACGCGGCCAAAGTCTTTCGAAAGAATTTTGATATGCGAAACGAACTCCCGGAACTTCTTGATCGGGAACGGCGCGACCTTCGTCGACTGGACGAAATCAATTTGCTTTTTTACGGCCATCGTTCTGCGAACGTATTATTGCGGACGCCAAGTCGGAAAAGTTGATCGTCGATCGTGGTTCCGATGTATGCCGATCGAGCGCGCGGCATGGGGATCACCTGCATTGCGTAAGCCCCGGACAATCTCGAATACATATGCCGTCGTTTGGCATCAGCGGAATGAACTGACAGGAATATAAAAATCAAAAATAAACATACTCTCGTCATCCCAGCACCGCGAAAATGATGTGCCGCCATAGCCGGGCCTTCACCTGCTGGGCGAACGGAAGTTCGTCGAACGGGACTAGATTGGGGTGGTCTGGCTCGTTGGCCGCAATAGATGCGCGCCATGCATCGTGCTGAGCGGCAACGCTTGCGGTGGGATGCTCGGCCATCCATCGAACCATATTGTAGATGTGATGACGCCTGCCATCCGTAAGCTCTGACCACTCCCGGCCCGTCTCGTCGGATTCGTCGTCATCACCAATAATCCGTTCCCACGCGATGTGGGCCTGCCATCCGACCTCGCAGATATTCTCCAACGTCTGGAACTTGTCCTTGTCGTCTGACGCTGGTGCGTCTCCGCCCCCGAACTGCACGCCATCGCCCTTGTCGTTTACCCACTGCTTTGCCGCGTCGGCTATCGTCATAGCTCTCCCTTTCCCATCTTGGTCATGGCAGCGCGGAAGTTCTGCATCGGCATGGGCGCGGCGCCCTCGATTCCCTGTTCGCGCCGGCTGATCATCTCCACAAGCATCGACTGCTCGGCAATGGCGCGCTGCCTTCGCTCCATCATGCGTGTATGCCGGCGCAACGCCTTCTGGTACGGCGTTTCCGTCATACCTGCCATCTGTCTGAGGATTCTGGTGTTCCGCACCGCTCTCTCCTATTAATGCTTTGTCAAGCAACTTTATATGGATTTAACTTGAAACGCAGCGGATTGCACAAGGTCAGGCGGTACCGAGGCTACCAGCACCGGCACCCGATCTCACTGTTGAGGACTATCGAAGTAGAAGCAGCGGTGTGGAAGTTGTGGCCTGGCGGCGGTGGGCGAACGGTAAAGATCACCCTCCCGTTCATCTCGTGCCAGGCCAAGATGTTCAAAGGCGGCAATAGGACTATATCGCTATGAGCTGGTCAAACTCACGCGGCACCCGTCGGGGGCAGGAAAGCGTCGAGCGGGAGAAAGAGCACCGTCTTGCACTCATTGCGGCGCGCAAGGCGGCTGGCCTTCCGCTGAACGAGTCTGGTCCGGGGAGTGCTGACCGGCCTCAGCCGAGCGCACCTCGGCTTGCGTGGCAGGACAAGCTTTGCGAGGGCTGGGAGGACTGACCCCCCTCGATAGCTGTAGTGTGACCTCCCACTATGTGCTGACGCCGGGGCTACGCCGCGTAAACCTGGCGCACTAAGAAAACCCCATCAGCATCGGCCGCGGCGGCGGTAGCTGCCCGCAC